CCTATCTGAAGTATACCTATAATACGTCCGTAGCTAATCGGGTCTTGGAAATGACAACAGCAGATAAACAACAACAAGAGAAGTATAAAGGCTCTATCGTCCCAATGGATGAGATAGAGAAACATGCTCCAGTAGCTCAAGCGGGTAACGAGAAACTAACTGAACCGCAAGCTGATTTGGTGCATATGATATTGCATAACGGTTGCAACCCAAGTGAAGCCGCTAAGGCATTGGGTAGAAACAAAGCTTGGGCTTACACAACCCTGAAAAAACAACATGTTATCGAGTATAGACAACAGTTGGCTATGATGACTTTGGGATGGGACGCAACACAAGCGATGGCAACGATGAGAGAACTGTTGAACAGTAAGTCACAGTATGTAAGGCTTGAAGCCGCTAGAGACTTGATGGATAGAGCAGGGATAAGACAGGACGTAGTGAAGACTCCGTCTACTGCTGTACAAATCAATTTCAATGTAGACTAGATGGGACCCATGCTAGTATATGGCTTACTACAGAAGACGCTTTGGAAAACCGGACGTAATCCATATAAAGGTCAACTACACACACGATAGACTTCATCTAGTTATTAAGCCAAAAATATTTTTTATGTGAAAAGGCTGATTGTGAATTTAGATTATAAACCCCCAGGTCCAGTAGCCAAGTCCTTTATGAAGAGTGAGTCTTTTGTACGGGGTATTAGAGGGCCTGTTGGTTCTGGCAAATCCGTGACTTGTTGCATGGAGATAATGCGGAAAGCTGTCAGCCAAGCCCCTAATTCTGCTGGGGTACGCAGAACACGGTGGGCAGTTATTCGTAATACCAATCCTCAGTTAAAAACTACGACTATTAAGACGTGGCGGGATTGGTTCGGTGATGAAGTTGGCAAGTTTGTGTGGAGTCCTCCCTACACTCATCTTGTCAACTTCTCATTGGGGGATAAGACTACCGTTGAGTGTGAAGTCATCTTTTTAGCATTGGACAAGCAAGAGGACGTAAAGAAGCTTTTGTCATTGGAGCTAACAGGAGTTTGGCTCAATGAGGCTAGAGAGCTTCCAAAGTCTATCGTTGATGCATGTACTATGCGTGTTGGTCGTTTTCCTTCTATGCGTGATGGTGGCCCGAGTTGGTTTGGCGTTATTATGGACACGAATGCTCCTGATGAAACGCATTGGTGGGGCATTATGTCTGGTGAAGTCCCTGCTCCTGAGTATATGGCAGCAGATGAGAAGATGCTGTTGGTTAAGCCTGATGACTGGACATTCTTTACACAAGCTGGTGCTATGAAAGAAAAGCGTGGTGAGGGCGGTGCTTTAATAGGCTATGAGAAGAATAGTAAAGCTGAGAACATCCCCAACATACAGCCCGATTACTACGATAAGATTATTTTAGGTAAGACTCCGCAATGGGTAAAAGTTTATGTATTGAACGAGTACCAAGCATTAATGGACGGCAAGCCAGTGTATGCGACCTTTAGGAAAGAAACGCATGTATCAAAGTCCCCTATTGAGCCTGTTGATGGTATAGAGGTAATAGTTGGTATCGACTTTGGCAGAACTCCAAGTGCTATCTTTACTCAACAGGGTTTTGCTGGGAGATGGAGTATATTCCATGAGGTTATTGGTCAGGATATGGGTGCGGGACGTTTCGCTGAAGTCCTTAAAAGGGAAATCGCTAGAAACGATTGGGACAAACATACTTTCAAGTTTGTTGGCGACCCTGCTGGTAATCAGATGGCGCAGACTTCTGAGCAAACGCCATTTATGATTTTACGTGCGGCTGGCATTAATGCTCACCCTGCTCCAAGTAATGACGCTGTTATGCGAGTGGAAGCAGTCGAAGGTGTCTTAAACCGCATGTCAGATGGCTATCCGTGTATGACTGTAAGCCCGAATTGTACTACTTTAATAGCAGGGTTCGAAGGTGGCTATCAGTACAAGCGCACATATAATATGGGCAATGAACGTTATGATGAACGTCCTAGTAAAAACAGGTTCTCTCATATACATGATGCACTGCAATATGCCTTCTTAGGTGGTGGCGAAGGCCGAAAAGTCATCTTTGGGGGTCATAAACCTGTCTCTCACACCACTGTAGAGCGAGGTGGCACTCCCTTTGGACGGTTAAAGTCAAGGAACAGGCTCTCACGAAGGGTTTCTGGGCTGTGAAATGGGTAATTTGCTTCTGTGAAAGCGAAAATATAGGGTTATGGAAGTATTTTACTAAGCATAACAAGGGTTTTAGCCATGTTTTTGCAGTTAAATTTGATGTTGAACATGAAATATGGACTAAATACGAGTTTAGTACACATGGCTTTAAGTTTGAAAACTACAAAGGCAAAGAAGCTGACGTTCTGTTTGCCACAATGATGGAGTATTGGACATGCTTGGATGTTGAGGTTAAAGATAAGCCAATATATATGCCTAGATTGATGTACTGCGTTTCCTTTATTAAACACATAGTTGGCTTAAATAAGTTCTGGGTATTAACGCCCTACCAGTTATATTGTGAATTGCTTAAAGATGGAGCGCAAATCATGTTTGAAAAAGATAAAGGAGACTCTGATGGGTAGTGTATTTTCAAAACCTAAGACACCACAAAAAAGCCAAGAGCAAATTGATGCTGAACAAGCGGAAAAAGACCGTCTTGCTAAAGTAGAAGCTGATACAGAAGCCGATGAATTAGACGAAGAGCGCAAAACTACGGGCAATCTTACAGGCAGACGTTCACTTCAGGCGGCTCAAATGGAAGGCTATACTGGCTATCGCAGAAAACAAATGGGTGCGGCAACGCCAACACCTACTGGCTCAATGGGTCAATCTATTAGAAAGTAGGTACTGATATGTACGGTGCAGGGCAAGGTGACGGAAATCCAACTGTTTCTGGTGGTGACACTAAACAGGAACTAAAACGTATCATGGACAGATACAAGAAGGCCAAGGGTAGATGGAACTCTTGGTCTGATTTGTGGGAGGAAATCTATGATTACGTTATTCCTCATCGTGAGAGCTTTTTTCAGGAAAGCAGTGCAAACCGTAGAACAGAAAATATCTATGACGAAACTGCTGTTGTGGGTCTTCCTAAGTTTGCTAGTCGCTTACAACTTGGTTTTTTTCCTCCTAATGGTCGTGCATTTAGACTCGCCCCCGGTCCTGAGTTTCCAAAAGAACTAAGAAGCAAATCATTAGATGAAGAGCTAGATAGAATTACAGACCTTATTCATGAAGGTTTGCGTAACTCTAACTTTAATTCTGAGATGCATGAGGGCTTGCAAGACCTAGGCATTGGCACAATGAACCTGTTGTGTGAAGAAGGTCGTTTCCAAGGAGACTTGCATTTCTCTGCTGTGCCTCCAACTAACTTAGCGTTGTTGCCGGGTCGCATGGATGGAGTTTCAGACTGGTTTCGCTGGAACAACAACATGGATATCACAGAGGTAAAGCACAGATATCCTAAGGCTAAATACACTGAAAAAATGATGAGTGAGCAAAAGCGCAATCCTACTCGCAAGACTAAGATTGTTGAAGCGACCATCTATGATGAGACAAACAGGTTTAAAGACGAATACACATATTACCTAATATCTGAGACAGACAACGAAATCCTTATTAAAGATACGATGAAGGGTCGTGGTTCTGTTCCTTGGATTACTACACGTTGGTCTAAGTCTGGTTTTGAAGTTTGGGGCAGAGGTCCTGTACTACAGGCAATGCCAGCTATTAAAACATTGAATCTGACTGTCCAGCTTATTCTTGAAAATGCTGAGATGGCTATCGCTGGTAGCTACATTTATGATGATGATGGTGTGTTTAACCCAGATAACATAACTATTCAGCCCGGAACTTTCATTCCTAGAAGTCCGGGATCTAGTATATCTCCATTGCAGAGTGCTGGCAGATTTGACGTAGCACAGCTTGTTTTGGATGATATGCGTAGGAATGTTCGCAAAGCATTGTTTATTGATGAGCTAGACACAAGGCCAAATGCAAGAACACCTTTGTCTGCCACTGAGGTTTCTGAAAGACTAGCTGATGTATCAAGAGATATGGGTGCTGTAGCTGGTCGTATGCAGAAAGAGTTTTTACAGCCGCTTGTTGAGAGAGTGATACACATTTACACAAAGCAAGGGCTGTTAGACATACCGAAGGTGGATGGCAGGGAATTGCGTATCGTACCAGTGTCTCCCCTGCTAAGAGCGCAAGACCAGCAAGACGTTTCTGATTTTGTCCGTTTTCAGCAAACAGTCGCATCTACCTTCGGACCTGAGATTACCCCTGTTCTATACAACCAAGAAGCTGTTATTAAGTATCTTGCCGCTAAGTTCGGTGTTCAAGAGGAGCTTTTAGCTGAAGCAAGCCAAGTACAAGAAAATGTACAAACAATGCAACAGTTAATGCAAGCTCAACAAGGGATGCCGCAAAAATGAAGGAGAAGATAAATGTTTCAGTTGATGGTCGTGGGTATAGCAAAGAAGTTGATAAAGACCTTAATAGTAAAGCCTATGGTCTATTCGGCGGTGGTATCGGAAAAGATTTTCTACATTACTTGGAGTCGCTCACAACGAATAACGTATACCCTGCGGGAACTGGAATCGAAACTCTAGCTCACGCTGAAGGTTCTAGGTGGTTAGTAGCAATTATCAAAGCTAGATGTGAACAAGGGAGAAAACAAGGTGAATAGAAGTATACCCAAACCAGCTAAGACAAAGCTTCTAAAGAAAACTGGTGCTGTTAGTGATTTTATTATGACAGTAGGTCCTCATGCTGACCAGATTGCTAGTTATGGCACACATGCTCTAGGGGCATTTGGAGCTGGCGTGTATGGTCGTGGTCTTTACAAAAAATACAAAGAAACGAGAGAGGGTTTCAAGAGCATGAAAAGATACATGGGAAGGAAACCAGACTAATGGCTAAACCAGCAAATCCAGCGTTATATGCAAGAGCAAAAGCTATTGTTAAGAAGAGGGTCAAGAAGTGGCCTTCTGCTTATGCGTCTGGTCAACTGGTACAGCAATATAAGAAAATGGGGGGTACATACAAAGCATGAGCCTCACCAAATGGTTTGATGAAAAATGGGTAGACATATCATCTAAGGAAGATGGTAAGCATCCCAAGTGTGGGCGGTCTGAAGGTGATGGTCGTGGCTATCCTAAATGTGTACCTTCATCAAAAGCCGCATCTATGAGTCCAGCCGCTAAAAAGAAAGCTGTGGCTCGTAAACGTGCCACTAATCCTAGCGGTGGTGGTAAGAAACCAACTTATGCGAGGACGTAATGAGCAGAAACGAACCTAGAAAAACAACCCCTAAAAAGCAACGTCAATTAAGAAAAATGGGTCCTCAAACCTATGAAGATTTTTTTGCATCACAGTCTAGGCTAGGAAAAGGAAGGGA